TGATCCACACCACCAGTTCGTCCGTCCGTAGCCGTTGGCGTTGGCGACGTTCTCCAGCATCGACACCTCGCCCGGTGAGAGCGACATCGTCTGCGAGGCGTAGTAGCCGTCGAGCTTGTGCTTCACCGAAAGCACCTGCATCGCTTCGTCAAGTGTCATTTCTCCGAAAGTTTAATGGTCAGCACCGTCAGACCGGCAGCGGATAGGCCAACCGGTATGGCAAGCAGCCAAGGAAGGCTGGAGGTTGTGATGGTCAGAACTACGCCCCACCAAAACGCAAGACAGGTCAGGCAGGTCAGCGGCTTGCACCTCGCGTAGCGGTAGTACCACGCTGGCAGGACGTTATAGCGGTTCATCGCCAAGGAAGTCATAGTGGCCAAAAGCAATATAGTAATCAGATCCAAGTTCATGTTTTAGTCGTTGTTTGCAGTTGTTGATTGTGTACGAAATTGATCGCCAAGGTATCTTGGTGAGTCGCTCGATGAGTTTCTTGTTACCCAAATCGAGCCAAAGGAGGAATAGCTGCTTGTCGTACGGGTAAGCGCCGGCTTTCGCCCAGCTATCCATGACTTCGAGCGCCCGGTTAAATATTGCATCAGGCCTTGCATCATACGGCTCATCAGCTGCCTCCATCTGCTGATCGGCGATTTCCTCGCGCAGTTCATTGTGTCGGAAGTCGCGTTGAAATTTAGAGTTGCGACTTCGGTAAAGGTTGATAGCCATTCGCACGATGTAGAATTTGAGGTAGCCTCCGGCGTGCATGGCTTCGATCTTTTCGGCTGGCTTTTCATAGAGTCTGATGACGAGTTCATGTTCAAGGTCTGGCGCAAGGTCAGGCGTAGCCAGCTGGCGTGCTATCTGCCGCAGCTTGCCGCTCGTGTAAAGCGTTAGTATGATTGTGCGTGCCTCCACATTGGTCGCAAATATACATAGTATCTTTTGGTCTGATGTTGTGGTTCTGGTACGGCCTCACTTTGTCGAGCCACAGGTACTTGCCCTGATAACGCTGGATGTCTTGGATGACTTGAAGCGCATGTTGCACCGTTGAGTAGTGGCGGCGCATCAGTTCGCCCGCCTCCATCAGCGTCAGCTTCATCTTGAACTTAAGCAGGTACATCAGGCACTGGCGCGATTCGGTGATGTCGCGGTGGCGGTCTTGGCTTTGCATCTGACGCAATCCGATCTTAGTGTGCTTGGTCACTTGTTCGGCGTAGTAGTAGAATTCACGTTGTTGTTTGGTCATACGCCCATCAGTTCAATGCCTACGGCGCGGCAGAACTCCGCCTGCGACCTGATAATCTCGTATCGGAAGCCGTGGCTCTCTACCAGCTGCTGCCACTGCTTCTGCGCCTCGCTCTGCCTGCCCTTGGCGACCTTGAACTCAAGGAAGGTTACCGGGTTGGTCAGGTATGTCATATCGGCCACACCTGCGACCATGCCCATCCCTTTCAGGATTGCGCCCTGTATCGCATTGGCGGCGTTGTTGTGGTTCAGGTAAAGCAAGCCGTATTCACGCGGCTTGAGTTTGCAGAATAGCTTGAAGCAGGCTTTCTGCAAATTGGCTTCAGAATGGGATGCCATCTTTGTCTTCGGTTTGGTAGAACTGATTGCGTGGGTATTGATAGACCGATTGAACCTCGGCGAAGGTTGTGTAAATATCGATGAATTTCAGTTTACATTCACCGACCATTCCGTTGCGGTTCTTGGCGATTATGATTTCGGTGCTGTCATCCTCAAGCTCTTTGTCGTAGTATTTCGGCCTGTGGAGGAAGGTAACTGTGTCTGCGTTCTGCTCGATGCCTCCGCTGCTGCGTAGGTCGGAAAGCATCGGACGCTTGTTGGCGCGGCTTTCATTGGCGCGTGATAGCTGGCTCATCACGACCATCGGCAGCCTGTGTGCCTTGGCTATGATCTTAAGGTCGCGGGTTAGGTCTTCGAAGAACTGGTTCTGGTTAGCAATGTGGGCAGGTATTGACGGCGTTATGATCTGCAGGTAGTCGACGAATACGACCTCGGCGTTGGTGCGCTGGATGTAGCTTTTGATTTTACCGATGCGCATGTCACCGTCGTCAACCACGGTCATCGGCAGCTTGGCTATTTCGTCGCAGGTCTTGAATAGCTTATCGACCTGCTGATCTGACAGCCGGGCAGGTGTCTTGAGGATCATGGTGTTGTGAACTTCGGCAAGCTGCGAGAGCATGCGCACCACCAACTCTTCGTCGCTCATCTCCAGCGAGAGGAACAGGACGCGTTTGCCTGCCTTAGCCATGTTGACGGCCAGCGACAGGCTGAACGCGGTCTTGCCCATTGCAGGCCGCGCGGCTATGATGTTCAGCGTTGAAGGCATAAGGTAGCCAAGCACGTTGTCAACGGATGAGTAGCCGGTGCTGATGCCTGCCTCTGCCCTGCCTTCGCGTTTGTCTATCAGCTTAGTCATTACGGCTGATGCGGTGCGTTTCAGCGTTGGCAGCTGGTTGCCGGTGAGCATGGCGTCGAGCGCTTCGAGGTTCGAGGTGTGCAACTGCATGATCTCCAGCGATGACATGGCGTTCTGCTTCAGATGTTCGTTTGCGTCGAGTAGCGCCTGTCGCAACTTGCGCTTCACCCAGTCCTCGCAGTGATCCACGAGGTGGGTAGTCAGGTGCGCGTGGCCTGCCGCCTTCATGTCGATCTCGGTTAGTCGTATTGCCATATCCTTCGGAAATCGCTGATCCTTCTTGCAGGCTATTGCCAGCGTCATAATGTCGACAGGCTTATTTTCAATGTACAGCTGTTGCATCACCTGAAACAGTTGCTGCATGAGGGAGTCGTCGAAGAAGTCGACCTTGTTTTCAATGAACGCAATACCCTCCGCCAGCGCGTTGCGGTCTTGCATCATGATGCCTATGATGGTCGTATCGCTCATTGCACTGGAGGTTTACCAAGTTTGCGGCGCACTTCGTTTTCATAGGCAATCGGATCTTCCCACGGCTGCTTCTTGGGTAGCGGCTTTACGTCTTGGTATCTTACCCAATGGTTGAAGTGTCGTTTGTACTCGCTGATGTTGGCGTGCGCTTTGTCCGTCAGCTTGCAGTGGTTGTTGAAAAAGTCTATCAATCGAATTATCTCATCCTTTGTCGTTTTCAGCTGCACTGCATACAATTCAATAAAGGCAATGTCATTTATGCACGATTCGTGCGCATTATCATTAACATTATGATTTACATATGCATTTGCATTCTCATTTACATTCTCATTTACATTATCATTATCATTGGTTTTCTCTTCAGATAACCTAAACGCATTTAGGTTTTCCGATGTGGAAACCTGAATTGATTTAGGTTTTCCGTTGTCAAAACCTGATGTAGGTCTGCCACCCTTTTTGCCTCGGTCGTACTTCTCCTTTGAACTGTCAAGGTTTCCGCGTACCACTTCAAATAAAGCTTGCAGATGCGATGGTAGTTCCGGCTCTGATTCGTCCAGTGCGTAGCTAATAATCGCCATTAGGATTTGCAACCTTTCTGCGTCAGGCAGGTGCTGCACCGCGTTAAAAAAAGTGCGGTAGAAGATAAATGATTTTCTCATAGTTTATTGTTTAGGTAAAAAAAAGCCCCGACTGTTCGCAGGCAGTCGGGGCAGGCCAAGGTAGCGGCTTTGCTTACGTCAATGCTCACCTGCGAAAATGGGCATCAACTCTATTACAAATATAGCAATTATTCTCTCACCTCGCCACGCCTATCGTGATCATCTGCAACTATCCGCATCGCGTCAATGACCGAGTTATCCATGTACGTTGCGGCAATCGCAAGGTCGTAAAACAACTGCACGAGTTCAGTGGCAGTGAGGTCGCTGTCGTCACTTTCAATGCTGATGCGCTTGCCATCGATTTGCAGGCTTAGCTTTAAGCCGAGGTCAGAATGGGAGGTCGCTGCCATCTGGTTCTGGTCTAATGGTGAATGACTGCGCTGGTGCTGGACGCTCTGCGGTCTGCTGCTTGACCTGGACGCTGCCGGCCAAGAACTCGCCCTTAGCGCCTTGCTTGCGCCAAAGTGCGACTTGGTACTCGACGCCATTCAGCAGTAGGTTGCCTTTCCACGAGGGAGCGTTGGCATTGTCGGAGTTGTTGGTGAAGACGCTGATGTCGCCGTCTTTCTTTTGGTAATTGCTCATAGTTTAGTTTGGTTTAAGTTGTGTAAAATTAAGCATTGTGACTTTCCCACCAGTCGGCCGCTTTCTGCATTTGCCCAAGCAAGCCGCCATCGTGTTCGGTTCCTACGTGGTTGCGCAGGTCGTGGATGATTTCCTTCTGCCGTTTGTTGATTCCAATATCGGTGTAGTTTGGAATTGGAATATCGCCGCTGTCGTCATCAAACCAATCGTGTGCGGAAAAACTCATTGGTACTTCGAAGCTACCTGCTTCGTCTTCAATTTCAAATACAAATTCGATGTCGTTCATAGTTGGGTTGGGGTTAAAAGTTCAATTAGTTTTTTTAGGCAGGCAAGTTCTGCTTCTTCGTAAGTGTCACAATAATACACTAATGAGGATTGAACAACGGGATTGTAATGGTTATCATCAAACTCAATAAATTGCCATAACCCGTGTTTTTCCCTGAACCACCTGAACGCTTGTTGGTAGAGAGGGGCAACAACTTCAAATTGAAGCACATTTTTTAAGTAGCTGTAATATCCTTCCGATTCATACAACTCACCAATAGCGTTGTAAAATGAAAAGCATTCTTCATCAAACCCAAGACCTTTGAGTGCAAGTGCTTGTTCGTAGGGGATAAATTCGATGTCGTTCATAATTGGGTTGGTTTAAAGGTTATCGGTTTGTTTTATGCGATACGCTCTCGCAAACTTGCGACGAATGTGTTCGTCGTTTGAATAGTAGCCAGTTGGGTCGTTGCAGTCCAAGATTTGATACCAATCAATGTTGTTATCATCGCACTCCACTAATTTATCACCCGCCTCAAGTGCTTCGTCCAAAGTGTCGTAAGTGCCTGCATAATCTTCCAGTCCGTGGCAACTGTCGTAGTTGTTGCCTGCGATTAGTAAAAATTTATTCATAGTCATTTCTTGATTTGGCGTGAATTTACTTCTTGATTTGGCGACTATCTAACTCCTCCAAGACCAGCCGCAGTTTGTCTGCGGCTGAATCTCGTACGGCGTGGTCATTGGCGATTCGCATCACCAACTCGCAGTTGGCTTGCTCGACGTGCAGGTTGGCAATGCTCAACCCTGCCAGCCATAGTTTGTAGGCTAATGGTGTCATTTGAATGTAACGGTTAGCGTTGTCTTGGCTGGCTTCACTGGTACTACCGGCACAACTTCGCCAGTGTTCGGATCGACGATGGCGGCGGTGTCTGCCATCTTAAACGCGGTCTTAACTAATTCGTGACGTGCTTTTAGGCGGTCTGCCAGTTCAACGCAGACTGGATCGTGGTTGAAGTCCGGCATGTCACGCGGCTCGCGTAGCTGAACGCTTGCGCCGTGGAACTTAAACTCGCCCTTGCCGTAGGTCGCGGCTGTGTCTTTGGCCAGATCTTCGGTGCGCTCGATGATGCTCTCCAGTGCCTTCACAACCGCTTTGCAGCGGATGTGAACAGACAGTGGATCGATTTCGCCATCAAATACCTGTGCGGTGATATGGCTGACAAAGGCGTCGATGTCTGCCTTGTCGATGTTGGTGGGTAGCGTTAGCATTGGTTGCCTCCTTTCAATGCGTTGATGAAGGCCTCTCTGTCCTTGAGCTGGGAAGACTTAAACCGCATCTTCATCTGGTGCAGTTCGTAGTTGAAGCGGCCACGCTCCTCGCGTTGCTTGATGCTGAAGCGTGATAGCTCCAGCTTAAATTGTTGATCTGTCATTGCCTTTTTCGGCAGTGGGGTGAAGGTGATTGTTTCGTTGGTCATTGGGTTGGTTATTTGGTTATACGGAGATTTACTTTGTTGCG